GGCCGGCGCGGCGGCCAGGGACCCGGAGCCGAGCACGGCGACGTCCAGGGTCGAGGCGGCCGCGCGCGTGGCGGCGTCGCTCATGGCCCGCGCCTCGGCGATCACGCCACCTGTGGACCGGCGGATGCCCTCGGCCATGCCGCGGCCCATCATCACGCCGACCTGGTCGCGCATGACCTTGGACGGGGAGGCGATGCCGAGGAATTTCTTCACACTGTCGAGCGCCTGCGTGGCCAGCCCGACCAGGAAGTCGATCACCGCCTGGCCCGCCTCGGTCAAGCCCTTGACGATCCCGTCGATGATGTCGTGGCCCACCTTCACCATGTCGTTGATCCACTTGGTCAGGGTTTCCATCACCGATGTGACCAGGTTCGTGAAGAACTGGATCACCGATGTGACCAGCGTCGTGACCGATGTGACGATCAGCGTCGCCAGTTGGGTAAAGAAGGTGACCACAGTCGTCACGAAGGGCGCGACCAGGCCGACGACCCCGGCGATCATGGTCGCGAAGAACGCCACGACCTGGGCAATCAGGTTCGCCACGAATGTGACAACGGAGATGACCAGATTGAGGAAGGCGCCGATCACGGCGGCCACGAACCCGAGAATCGCGGCGATCACGGGGGCCAGCGCGGCGATGATCGAGGCGATGGCGGAGATCACCGTCACGATCGGCGGCAGCAGCGTCACGAAGAGGTTGATCAAGGGCGGCAGGACCGAGGACACCAGCTGGACGATCGGCGGCAGCAGCAGTAGCACGGCGGACGCGATCTGGGCGAACGCCGCCTGGATCTGCGGCATGACCGGAATCAGCGCGTTCAGTACGACCATGAGCTGATCGGCGACAAGCTGAACGAGTTGCTGGAAGATCGGCAGGATGGCCGCGATGATCGGCTGTAGGAGCTGAAACCCGGTCGCGAAAATCCCGGCGACCAGCGTCCCGACCTGTGTGATCACCGGTGCCAGAGTCTGGAACGCCTGGGCCAGGGCGCCGCCGACCATGGCGACGATCGGCGTGATCGCCGTAAGCACGGGTGTGAACGCCGAGACCAGGGACGCGATCAGGCTCACGGCGGTACCGATGACCGACGCCAGCGGCCCCGCCAGGGCTGTGATCAGCGGGCCGAACGCGGCCGCCAGCCCGGACAGCGCGTTTCCGAGCACCGGCAGGATCGGGGCGAGCGTCGTCGACAGGGTCGTCGCGAACGCCGCCAGGGGCGGCCCGATCGCAGTCAGCGCCGTGCCAAGAACCTGGCCGAGGATCGTCGCGACCTGCCCGACCAGAGGCGCGATCGCGCCCAGCACTGGCAGCAGGGTCGCTACCGCGACCTGGACGACGCCGCTGGTCGCGACCGACACCTCACGAAGGGCGGCGCCGATGGCGGCCAGCGCCGATTGCATGGTCGCGGACGACAGCAGCGTGTTCAGGTTGGTGAACGTCGCGATCAGCGGCTCGAGCCCGGCAGTGATGTCGGCCCCGCCGGCCAGGCCCGTGAAGATCGCGCCGATGGTGCCGCCGACCTGGGTCGCCAGGGTCATCAGCTGGCCAAACACGGCCTTGACGTTCTCGAGCATCCCCGTGAACTTGCCGCTCTCGACCCCGACGTCGACCCAATTCTTGAACCTGGCGGCCGCCGACGCGACCGCGGCGCCGAACCCGGTCATGTAGCTCGACCCGAACCCGGCCAGGCCGAGCACACCCGACAGCGCGTCACCCGCGGCCGGGCCAATGCCCTTCATCGCCAGCGACGTGTTGCCGAGGATCTCCTGCAGGTCGTTCACGGCGGGCGGGGCGACCAGCGCGGCCGCCACGGACTTGCCTACGTTGTTGAACTCCGACGCGATCGGCGGCAGGCCCGCCTTGAGGACCGGCAGCAGCGTGCCGGCCACCTCCTTGATCGGGGTCGCCATGCCGTCGAACAGGGCGCTCTGCGTGGCCTGCTTGACCTCGAGCCAGGCAGGCTTGAGGCCGCGGACCGCCGTGGCCGCGGCGACCGCGGCCGGCGCCATGTCCTTCGTGGCCTTGGCGAACGCCGCCGGGTCCGCCGCCGAGAGCGCCTCACTGAACCCGGACATGCCGATCTTGAACGCGGCGATCGCCGCCACGCCCACGCCGATCGCGCCAGGCAGTAGTAGTAGTCCCGGGGCGAGCGATGCCACGGCCCCGCCGACCGCGGCGACGACCGGGACTATGCCGCCGACCGCGCCGAGCTTGAGCAGCGCCGCGCCCACCGACGCGATCGGCCCGACCGAGGCAAGAGCGCCCTTGCCCAGACTCTTGGTGCCGCTCTCGATGCCGCTCAAGGCCGCGCGGGCGGCGATCGCCGCGGCGATCACGCCCGCCGCGGAGGCGTTCAGGACGATATTGACCGTGCTCGAGGTCGACGCCATCGGTCAGGCGCTCCACTTCCGGACTGTGGCATCTGCGACGCCGGAGGCGGCCAGGTCGATCCGGGCGCGTTCGCGCTCGAGCGTCTGGAAGAACCAGTACGACGCGGATCCGCGGTGCGGGCGGAACTGGCGACCCGGTGACGCGTGATAGCGGCCTGCCCGGTACCAGCCGAACCTCCGGGTCGCGCCGAACTCCGACCCGTAGAGCAACTTGTGCGGCCCGGCGAGGATGCCGGGCTCCCGGCCGCGGGTGGCGCGCACCGTGCGCGACGCCGCCGCGGACTGCCTCGAGTCCGAGCGCCCGGCTAGCCGGATCACCGACGCCAGGTCACGGGCGAGCTTGACCGCACCGTCCTGGGCCTCCCGCTGGGCGTCGCGCGGCAGGCTCGAGCACGCGCGCAAGACCTCCTTCAGGCCCTCGGTGGTGACCTTGATATCGAACGTCGCTGCCATCTGGTCACCTCCGTTCGCTGGCCTGGTCGATCAAGTCGAGCGCTGTCTCGATGTCGCGGTCACCGCCGGCCAGCCACTCCCGGACGCTGATCTGGGAGTGCAAGGCCAGGGAGACCAGGGACCGCCTCAGCGATCCCTCTGGGTAGGCCCCGACTCGTCGTCAAGGTCGTCGTCCTCGGTCGTGTCGATGACCTCGACGTCGACCGACGCGCGGAAATCCTCGGCCTTGCCCTCGTAGAGGCGGTGCCGAACCGAGGCGATGTAGGCGATATCGACCAGGTCGGTCATGCGCGCGTTCTCGCCGATCTGGGCCAGGCTGCGGCCCTTCCCGGTGCGCTCCCAGTGCACGACGTCGCGGCTGGTGGCGGTGACGCGGTAGAGCTCGCCCTCATCGGGTGTGACATCGAACGTGAACACGACTGGCCTCCGTGGGTACTGACCTACTGACATGGAATCGGGACACGCCCCGGGGGACGGACGGGGCGTGTCCCGAGGTTTAGAGCTCGACCAGCCGCGTGACGGTCGTGACGTTCGAGTAGTCGACCAGCACGGCACCCGCACCGATGGCGGCGTCGGCGTCCTGGGCGAACAGGCTCGAGCTGAACGGGCCGAACCGGCGCGCGGTCGAGGCGGCCACGGCGCCGCCCGCGGCCTCGAGCTCGAGGCCCGAGAAAGTACGGGTCGGGGTGATCGTGACGTTGACCGCCGTCGCGCCGGCAATGACCAGCAGGGTCGCGCCGGCCGGGATGATGTCGCCGGTCACGTCCGGCACGGTCGGGGTCGCCAGGGCGCCATCCTTGAGCGACTTACCGACCGCGGTGGGTGTGCTGCGTGCCATGAGTCAGGCTCCGATCAGGACCGCGTGTAGACGGGCTTGCCGATGACCGAGAGCTTGAGCTCGGTCTCCTCGGTCGTACGGGCGTCGCCACCGACGTCGGGCGCCTTGATCTTGACCTGGCCGGCCCACTGCACCGACTCGAGCGGCGTGTCGGGATGCAGCACGATCGCGAAGTCGACAACTTCCTTGTCGTGCGCCCACATCCAGTCGGAGATGCCGCCCTCACGCCAGTCCGCGAAGAATGTCGCCTCGAGGGTGTACGCGTCGTCGGCCTCCTCGCGGTCTTCACCGTCGGGCCCGAACGAGTAGAGCGGCTCCGGGTCGTCGGTGTCGTTGACGACCTTGAGGGTCTTGCACTGGGCCTCGAACGACTCACCGTCGACCGTGAGGTCAAGGCGCTTGAGCTTGCGGGAGTGGATGGTCACGGGGAGACCTCGATCTCGAGCAGATAGCAGGGGAGGTCAGCACCGCTGTTGCTGGGCCAGGTGCCCGGCGTAGCGCTGACAAGAGCGGAGTTCGTGAGCGGATACAGCGCGTCGATGGCGACCGGCAAGAGCTCGGCCAGCCGCGCCATGGACCGGCTGTCCTGGCGCTCGACCAGCGCGACCGGCACGGTCGCGGCCGAGGCCTCGGACCGGTAGCCGTCGAACTGGTACGTCGGCGGGGCGATCACCGCACACGGAGGCTGGGTGACGCCGCCGACGTCGCGGGTGGTGCGCAGCCCGGCGCCCTTGAGCGCTGCCTCGATCGCGTCGATCTGCTCGTCGATCACGCGATCACCGACGGCGCCCAGCGGCCGATACGGAGCATGCGCTCGAGGTCGCCATCCACGGACGGGATCCGCGACGTTCCGAACTCGCCGGCCGCGACCAGGCCGTCGGGGGAGCGGCGCCGGTTGAACCAGCGACCGGCGAGTCGGATCGTGCCGAGCACCATGTCTGCATCGGGCGCGGGGAGCTCGCCCGATGCGTCCTCGGTGAAGTCATACCGGGCGGCGTGGACGCGCTGTACGTAGGCCACCGCGGCCGCCAGCTGCGCACGGAGCGACATGTCGTCGCTGTCGTCCTCGATCGACAGATCGAGCTTGAGCGCGCCCATGTCGGGCGGCCAGCTGGCGGCCGGGGTGGGCATGATCAGGTCGCCGCCGTGACGACGATGCGCCTCTGCGCGACGCCGGGACGTCGGCACGAGAGCGCAACGTAGTTCCAGATGCCGACGCGGATGCTCTGCGGGCCGCTGACCTCTTCGTAGCGGAACCGCATCATGTTGCCCTCGAACAACCAGGTGTCCGCACCGCGCGCGACCAGGATCGACTCCGGGTAGGTGCCGACGTTGACGCCCTCGGTGGCGATCACGCCGAGGCCCTCGATGCGGCCCTCGATGTTCACGGCGTTCGCGGAGCCGTAGACGTTCATCGTGCCGCCCTCGAGCGGCAGCAACGGGCGGCCGGCCGTGTCCTTGAGCTTCTTGAACTTGCCCAGGCGCGCGGTACCCATGGCCAGGATGTCGGCCGGCGCGTAGAGCCCGGCGCGGATCGCAAGCGACGTGTCGATGATCGCGTCGATGGCCGGGACGGCCGGGGCGGCGCCGAGGAAGGCCGCCTCATTGGCGAACGTGGCGACCGCGGTACCGGCTGCGGTGATCATGGCCGCGCCTACGCGCTTCTCGATCTGGAGGTTGTAGTTCGCGACCAAATCGTTCATGAGCAGCAGGTCGATGGCCGGGGTGGCCATGTCGAGGAACTGGCGGGAGAACACCTGCGACCCGGCGGTCACCATCGGCGTGATGGTGTCGACGTCGGAGTCGAACTGATCCGTCACCGCGACCGCGTCGTTCTCGGCGGCCTGCTGGGCGACGACCGTGGTCGTGCCGACCGTCTGCTTGGGCACGGTCATCGGGCGCGGGTCGGAGCCCAACGGGATGTTCTGCACGGCGTTCGCCAGGTCGCGGCCCTGCCGGAGGATCAGCTCGAACCGGTCGGTCAACCACTTCGGGGCCACCATGCCGACGCCCTCGGTACCCGAGGCCAGGCCAGCGCGGAGGTGGTTCTCGGTCTCGGCCAGCCGTGCCGTGGCGGCGTCGTCGCGGTGCACCTGGGAGCGGTACTGATCGGCGAAGAACGAGAGCTGGCCGCCGGCCGCTTCACTCCGGTAGTGGCCCGGGTCGCGCAGCGCGGTCGAGGCGGTCCCGACGACCTGGCCGGCAGTGCGGGCCTGGCCGACCGGGGCGCCCTCGACGGGCGCGTCGTCGATGTCGGCGGCCAGCCCGGCGATCGTGGCGTTGCGGAGCTCGGTGTCGTGGGTGGCCTGAACCTTCGGGGCGAGCTCGGTCATGGCCACCGTGGCGACCTCGACGGAGCGGACCTCATCGGCAGTCAGGTCGCGGCCGACGATCTTGCCCTCGGCGTCCTTGTGCTCGGCGGCCTGGGTCTGGACGACCCGGACGGCCTCGGCGTGCGCGTCGTACTGGCCGCGGAGCTGAAGCAGATACGGGCTGGGCTTGATCTTCACGGGGAACCTCGGTAGGGGAGTCGGGTGTTGTCCACCTGATCCGTCCGGGGTGCCGCCAGGCGCCGGGCCGGGGTGCCGCCGAGGGGGAGCTCGCGGGGTGCCGACCAGTGCTGCGGGGTGTCGTCGTCGGTGATTCTGGCCGGAGCGTAGCGGATCACTCCGTAGGTCAGTCGATCAGTAGGTCAGTAGGTAGCGACTGGGGCGCAGGAACGGCACCCGGGGAGAAGGTTCCCAGGCGTGACCCTCGAGGTCGACTACCCCTCGAGGCAGGCCGCCCTTGGCTACCGCGCCCGCGTCATGTCGCACGCGCGCGGCTGGCGTTGACGCCCCGGCCGCTGGTCAGAGGTAGTCCCGACCGTCCGGGATGTTCGGCACCGTGGCCAGCAGCAGGCGGACCCGCTCGAGGGTGGTCGGCTCCGTGGTCGCGCGCGCGTGGGCGACCACCTCGGCCGCCGCGTCGTCGAGGTCATCCTCGAGAGCGTCGTCGAGCTCGCCGGCCAGCTGGGCCGGGACGTAGATCCCGGCCGCGCGCAGCGCCTTGATCCGGGCGCCCTGTCCGTACGCGCCCGCGCTGACTACGGCCGTCTCGAACATGTCGGCCTTGGTGCGCTCGATCGTGCCGTCGGGCAGGGTGCGGTTACGGCCGGGGCGCTCCCGGAACCCGATCGACAGTTCGTCGAGGGCGCCGTCGCGGATCAGCTCGAGCGTCTCATCGCCGGCCGGGGTGGCCGACACCCGGAACGCGCCCCACAGGCCAGAGGCGTCGTCGCGGGCCTCGACGCCGCGCCCGATCAGCGCACCGCCCATCATTTCGTGGCCGCGAGTGAACTTGACCCGGTGGAAGGCGCCGATCTGGTGATTGAACGCGCCCCGGGCGAACCTCTCGGTCAAGCCCTCATGGATGCGCTGCGACCGGTTGAACGGCACGGTGATGCCCTCGACGGTCCGACCGTCGCCGCCCTTGCTGGCCGAGCGGATCTCGAGGTCGGGGGTGAACCCGCGGTAGAGCATCTGGTCGTCGGTCATGGTCGCTCCGTTCATCGCGGGAACCCGTGCGCGTAGAGCTGGGCCCAGGTATTGGTGCCGATCGTGCGGCCGTC